AGATAAGTTTCATTATTAAGTATCATGTAGGAGGTTATTATGAAGAAAGAAGGATTTGATTTTTTTCAGAATCGTGCATGTGAGTATTTCCCATGTCACAAAGGAGTTGCAGATGAGGATTTTAACTGTCTGTTCTGTTATTGTCCGCTGTATCTGCTGGGCGATGAGTGCGGAGGCAATTTTGAGTATCTGCCAAATGGTATTAAAAATTGTTCCAACTGCACGCTGCCCCATTGCAGAGAAGGATATGCACATGTGATGAACAAATATCTGTTGATCGCAGAACGGATCCGCAAAAAGCCAAGATGTATGGAGGCCTGATTATTTTCAATTCTTTTGTGAAACAAACATGAAGAGTCTGTGTTTTTCGATGGAAGAACACAGATTTTTCTTTTTGTGCATATGTTGTGATAAGAAATAGATTTCTTTTGGAGTGTAATATGAATTTCGGACAGGCGATTGAAGAAGCAAAGAGAGGTAAGAAAATAGCAAGAAAAGGCTGGAACGGCAAAGGACAGTATGTTGAGCTTGCCACTAATGTTAGTTATAAATCACCTAATGGTACTGTGACAAATGTAAACCATAAGGATATGGGCAATAAAGCATTAGCGTTTGTGGGAACTTCTGGCGTACAACTTGGCTGGCTTGCAAGTCAAGCAGATATGTTGTCGGAAGATTGGCAGACAATAGACTAATCAAACATCGGAACTAAGCACCTTAACGGGTGCTTTTTTCATACACAAAATTAAGAAAGCGAGGTCAGAAAATGGACGAGAAAAAGAAACTCCCTGATGAGGAGGAGAAGAAAACTCCCGATACTCACGAGGAGAAAAAGGACGAGCCAAAGGCTGAGGAAAAGCCTGCGGACAAGGCAGATGAGAACTCTGCCGGCAAGGAACAGCCTGCGGTGGACGATAGTCAGGCTGACGAGAACGGTGAGGGTGCCGACAAGCCTGCGGAAGATAAGCAGGAACAGCCAAGCGAGGATAAGTCCGACAAGCAGGACAATGCAGAGAACGCACCTGATGAAAAGGACCAGGAGATACTCAGACTCAAAACTCAGATAGCCGCTATGCAGCTTGGTATCAAGCCCGACTGTATCGAGGACGCTGTTGCGGTGGCTGAAAGCTATGTGAGAAACGGCAGTCAGCAGGATATCAACGCCGCCCTTTCTGCGGTTGTGAAGAAGTATCCAGATATGAAAGGCGAGGGTGGCAAAAAGTCCGACGGCAAAAAGCAGGGCGGTTTCAAGGTCGGTGCAGGATCTTCGGATACTGATGAAAAGAAGCCACAGAGCAAACCAACAGCGCAGAAACGCTGGAACAAATTCAAGTAAAAACAGGAGGAATGAATCATGCCAAATCTTAATTATGCAGAAGTATGGAATCCCGAACTCTTGGAGATAAGGATCCAGGAAACACTGTCAAGTCCGTTCATCACACAGAACGTTAGGTGGCTTGACGCAAAGACTTTCCACTTCACACAGATGTCAACATCAGGCTACAAGAGCCACAACAGAAACGGCGGCTGGAACACAGGTAAGTATGTTCAGACGGACGTGCCTTTCACTCTCACACACGACCGTGATGTTGAGTTTCTTGTGGATAAGGCTGACGTTGACGAAACGAACTCATCAGCGTCTATCAAGAATATCTCAGAGGTATTTGAGAAAACACAGTCTGCTCCAGAAACGGACGCTCTGTTCTTCTCAAAGACAGCTCAGAGAGCGGCAGAGCTTGAGGGCTATCACTCATCAACAGCCGCTTCATCATACACAAAGGGTAACGTGTTCGACAAGCTCAAAGGCTTTCTTTCATCAGGCAAGCTGAGAAGATACAAGTCTAACGGCTCGCTCATTATGTATGTGACTTCCACAATTATGGACCTGCTGGAGCAGTCTGACAAGTTCACACGAAAGATAGAAATGACACAGATCGCAGAGGGAGGACTTGGTCTTAGAACAAGAGTGACCGACATTGACGGAGTGCCTATCATGGAGGTCATTGATGATGAGCGTTTCTATGACCGCTTCAACTTTGACCCTGAGGACGGCGGCTTTGAGCCTTGCGCTGCAAGCTATGTAAAGACCGCTGATACTGATATCGTGAGCGGCAAGGAGTATTACACCGAATCAAGCGGTTCTTACACTAAGGTATCAGGCACACCGAGCAAGTCTGCACTTGATACATACTATGAAAAGGTCGCAGGCTCACACAAGATAAACGTGCTTATCGCAACACCTGAGACCACAAAGATAGTGCCTAAGATCAACAGCATTTACAGCTTTGCTCCGGGCGGACACACAGAGGGTGACGGCTGGCTCTATCAGAACAGAGCGTTCTCAGATGTTTTCACTTTCCCAAACGGCAAGGACGGAAAGATAGACAGCATTTACGCTGACGTTGACACAGCAGAGTACAGCGAGTAAGGGGTGAGGGATATGTACCTCACCTCTACTGAGTTTTGCAATATCTGTCCTGAGTGTGATATCTCCGAAGAACAGTTCTCGGCTATACTGCAAAGGGCTGAAAGCGATATCGACACGCTGACTTTCAACCGCGTAACAGCAGAGGGCATTGACAGCTTTACAGACTTTCAGAGAGAGCGTATAAAGCGTTCCACAGCCTTGCAGATGAAATTCATCTATGACAATTCGGAGCTGTTAGAAAGCCCTCTGAGCGCTTACAGCATAAGCGGAGTTTCAATGTCATTCGATAAGTCAAAGGTGGTATCTCTTGACGGCGTTATCACAACACGTCAGGTCTACAATGTGCTTATGCAGACAGGACTATGTTACAGGGGGCTGATGTGATGAAGTTTCCTCAGCTTGTACCTGAAAGGGTATGCAAAACGCCCTGTAAGGTCTATCGAACGGACGGACTTAATCGTGACGGCTCAAAGAAGCAGACGGTCATATTTGAGGGCAAATGCTTTCACTCTGAGAAGTCAAGGCAGAAATTATCCGCAGAGAAACAGCTTATAACCTTGTCAGGCGAGGCTCTTTTCTGCGGTGATATAGCACCCGATAATGCTGTTATAGAGGGCTATGCGGTCATAGGCGGCAGGACGTACAAGATATATGGCTCTGAGAAAGCCAAAGACCCTGACGGCAGGGTGAATTACACAAGATTGGAGCTGATATAGTGGGCATTGAAATAAAGCTTGATATGCAGGCGATAAAGGCTATCGAAGACGCTGCTGTGAAGTCTGCTGAGGTGGCTATGGAGCAGGTGAGGGCAGACCTTGTGAGTGCTCAGACAATGCCGTTCGATACAGGCGATATGCAGAATAATCAGACCTTTGTCCACGCTGACGAAAGCGGTGCAAGTCTTGTGACAGGCTCTCCGCAGGCAAGACGTTTGTATTATCACCCTGAGTATCATTTTCAGAAAGGCAATAACCCTAACGCAGGTGCGGCTTGGCTTGAACCATATATCACAGGCAGTAAAAAGGATCTTGCCAAGAATGAGTTTGTGGCAGAGTTCAAAAAGAGGACAGGCGTATGACTTTACTTAACATAGCGGATATGCTGAGCGATATCCTTGACTTGCAGGACGTGTATGCAGGCACTATTGACGGCAACCTTGACAAGTGCATAGGCGTGTACAACGCAAAGACCTCAAAGCCACAGCGTATCTGCATAGGCGGAAAAGCCTGCACAAAAACACTTGAAAAACATATCTCGGTGCTTATTCATTGGACTGATACTCCCACGCAGGCAGAGATAAAGGCTCAAAGCGTTCTTGATATCCTATCCGATATACGTCAGCATAAGGGTGACGGATTTACGGTAAAGTATCTCGAATGCAAAGATCCTGTTTCTGTTGGCAGGGACGAGCGAGGCGTGTGTGAATATGTTATCGAGGCAACAGTATATTACGAAAGGAATGAATGAGTATGGCAAACACAACAGGAGTTTATCCCGTTTATGAAAACCAGTTCAAGATAGACAAGACAGGCGGCGACGGCTCGACAGAGAGCAATCTTGTGACTATTGCCGATATGGAGAGCTTTTCAGTATCCATTGACGGCAATATCGAGGAGTGGAAGCCTTTTGATCAGCAGGGCTGGACAAGACGTCTGCTCACTGGTAAGTCTATCACTATCAGTATCTCAGGCAAGAGAAACGTCGGTGACGCAGGCAATGACTACATCGAGAGCCTTGCACTCAAGACGGGAGCTGCGGCGACCACAACCCTTGTGTGGAACTTCCCAAGCGGAGCCAAGCTTGTTATCAAGGGCGTTGTCAGCGTAACAGAATGGGGTGGCGGAGATTCGACAGCAGTCGCACCGCTTGCGTTCGACTTTGCTTCCGACGGCAAGCCTGAGTTTACAGAGGCGACAGCGTAAGAACACAGACAAAACAGGGGAGTGTTCAAAGCGCTCTCCTAATTTTATATATCAGAAAGGATAATAACTATGGCAAAGATGTATACACTCGACAGCAAGCTTCTTACAGGTACACCTGAGATAAGAGTAGGCGACAAGGTCTACCCTGTGGACGACAGGCAGAAAACTGTCAAGAAGATACTTGACATCTGCGACAAGAACGCTGAAAAGAAAGACCTTGATATGATAGACGAGGTTTTCAAGCTTGCGTTCGCACCAAAGGACTACAAGGAGATAGAGGCAATGAATATGCCTTGGGCGGCATATCAGCAGCTTTTCACTCTTGTTATCTCAGCGGTAACAGGCGAGGACGCAGAAAAGACAGAGGCTCGATTTCCGCAGGAAAACGCAGAGTAAGCTTGAAGAAAGCTGGTACGATCTTGACTATGACCGAGAGCTTATCATACAGTCCATTGCAAAGCAGTACAATATCCTGCCCTCAGAGCAGGAAAATCTGCATTACAGCGATTGGTACAGGCTCGTTGCAGGGATTATGCACGATACACCACTGGGTCAGATCGTTCGTATCAGGAGCGAGGACAACAAGGATATCATAAAGAATTTCGACAGGTTTGAAAAGCAGATACGCTCAGAATGGACGGCGTTCAGAAGTCAGAAAGCAAGAGAAACGTTCACAGAGCAGGACAAGCTTGAAACTGCGAGATACTTTGAAAGGCTGTTCAAGGGAATGTTCGGAAAGGCAGGTGATAAGTAATGGCAGACGGAGCAAGCGTTGGTGTTATATCTCTTGACCTTGTGATAAAAAACAAGGTGCAGGAGCAGCTTGACAAGATATCTGCAAGCATACAGAACGGCTTTTCAAAGCCAGTAGAGCAGGCAGAGAAAGCTGTTGAGAATGCTATGGATAAGACCGCTAAAGCCATAGACGAGGGATTTGGCAGTGCGTCGGAGATCGCTCAGAAGAGTATGCAGGAGGCTACCGCAAAGGTGGTGTCTGAAATTGATAAAGCCAATGAGCATATAAAAAACACCACCGATCAAATCGAAAACATCAAGCCTAAAGTTGTGCAGATACATTACAATCCTGAGTATGACCCTGATAAGATAGAGGCTGAGGTTGATGATATCGCTCAGCAAATTACGGCAAAAGCTGACGAGGCGGCTAAAACAGCGACAGAGAGCTTTGGTGATTTTGAAATACCTGAAAGTGAATTTGAAAGGCTTAATCTCCAACTCGAAAATGCAACAGAAAAAATGAGCCTGTTGCAGGCTAAGTATAAAGAGCTACAAGCTGCTCTTGCAAACGCTAGTTCAGACGAAGAAGCTGCAAAGATAGTTTCAGAACTTAATGGCGTTGAAAGTAAGCTTATAAGTCAGCAGGGAGTTATAGATAAAACTCAAACAAAACTTAGCGAATATGAGGAAACATTTAGCAACTGCGGAAAAACAGGGACAACTGCTATTGAGAAACTAAAAAAAGTCGCTTCATTTGCAGGCAAAACCATAAAGACTACACTTGTGGGAGCTTTCAAGACAATGCGTTCGGCAGGCTCGAAGGCTGTTGACGCAGTTAAATCCAAATTCAGCAGGCTTAAAACAACTATCGACAGCACTTCAAAACCGCTGAGCAAGTTTACACATTCGCTCAAATCTGCGGCAAAAAGAGTGTTCTTAATGGCAGGCGTGCTTGTTTTGCTGAAAGGAATACGTTCCGCTGTTGCAAACGCTGTTTCAGGCAACGAAGAATTTGCCAAGTCCTTAAACGAAATAAAAGCAAACCTCACCATAGCTTTCACACCGATAATGAACACAGTAATGCCGTATCTCAATACGCTTATGACGGGCGTAGCGACGGCGACAAAAACTGTGGCGGCGTTTATCTCTGAGCTTTTCGGCACCACCTATCAGAAGTCCTTGCAGGCGACAAAGCAGGCTCAGAAGTCAGCGGAGAAGATAAAGAAAACTCAGGACACTTACCTTGCAGACTTTGACGTTGTAAGAGTTGCACCGGATCAGAGCAAGTCCGATACAGACAGTTCAGAGGGCGGCATTGATTACTCAGCCATAAACGGCGACAACGTTCAGCTTCCTGATTGGGCGGAGCGTATGAAAGACGCCATTAAGTCGGGCGATTGGGCAGGAGTTGGCTCTCTTGTGGCTGAAAAGGTCAACGGAGCTTTCGCATACATCAACTGGGACGGTATTCAGAAAAAGCTGAATAGCTTTGTGGATAAGCTTACAGACGGTCTGAACAGCTTTATAAACGGCGTTGATTGGACAGGACTTGGTGACAGCTTCGGCGGAGGCATAAACACAATTTTTGGCGCAGGATACCGCTTTATGAAGAAGTTCGATTGGGCAGGCTTCGGCAAGGGTACGGCTAATTTTCTTAACGGCGGTATAAAGAAAACGAATTGGTCGCTTATCGGCAAGACCCTTGCTTCAAAATGGCAAGCTATCATCGACTATCTTTATT